AATCATGCCAGATGCAGGTTATGCAGAATTTACTTCTAACCAAACAGCTTCTGGAAGTTCACCACATGGTAACTTAGAAGAAAGGGGTGACACATATGGTTCTCCATATGCAGGTGTTGATTTAACAGAAAGAACTCTTTCAACTAAAAAACTTATTTCACAATCTTACTTAGGTAATGAAACTGAAGAAGACGCAATTCTACCGATTCTTCCTTTAATTAGAGAATCAATCGTTAGATCACATGCAAGAGGTATTGAGAATGCAATCCTTTTAGGTGACCACGCTGATGGTGTATATGGTACATCACAAGCAGCTTTTGACGGCTTAATCGCTATCGCTGCTGCGGCTAACTCAGGTGGTTCTCACGTGACTCAATCAGCAACTGCATTTGCATCTGAATCTTTAACAGCAGCTACATTGTTAAATGCTAGAAAGAAAATGGGTAAATATGGTATTAACCCTAGAGATGTAATGTATATTGTTAACTCTACTGAGTACTTCAACTTGCTATCCGATGCTGAATTCCAAGATGTCAACCTAGTTGGCAACATGGCAACTAAGCTTAACGGTGAAATTGGTGAAGTCTTCGGTTCTAAAGTAATCGTTTGTGACGAGTTCAAAACTCCAGCAACTTCTAAGTTCTATGGTTGTGCAGTGTACGCCAAGAACTATGTAATGCCTAGATTAAGAGGTGTTACTATCGAGTCCGACTACGAAGTAGCAAACCAAAGAAGAGTTTTAGTGGCTTCGCAAAGAATCGGCTTTACCGATATGATTGCGGGTGCAACTTCAGTTCACGCTTTACAATATAAAGCTAGTTAATAGCTTACTTATCTTGTGGGAGCTCGTCTCCCACAAGACTTTTTTAAATAATTATGGCAGATTTAGTAACATTACAGCAATACAAAGACTTCGCAGGACTGCAAGGCGTTCAACACGACGCTCGTATTAATGTTATTATTGACCAAGTTAGTCAACTTGTAAAAACTTATTGTGGAAGTACTATAATAGATTATGCAACAAGTGATAAAACAGAATACTTTAATATAGCAGATGATTATGTTGATAGAATAATACTATCTGAATCTCCGCTTATTTCAGTATCACAAGTACAAGAACGAGAAAATCAAGCACAAGCATATACTACCCTAATCACAGAAAATTCTGACAGTAGTGGTAAATATGAATATGTACTAGATACAGACTCTGACAGTATAATAAGAACAAATAGCACAGGACACAAGTCTTGGGCAAAGGGTGTAAAGTCTGTAAAAGTAGTTTATAGAGCTGGTTACACTAGCACACCCGATGATTTAAAATTAGCAGTATTTGATTTGATTAAATACTACTTAAAAGACGAGAGGAAAGCAAGACAATCTATTGCAGGTTCAACAATTGAAAATCCTGTTTCTACAAGTTTAAGAAATAATATAGGATTTCCAGACCATATCAAAAGAGTACTTGATATGTATAAAATTTATAGCTAAGTGGCGTTAAATAATATAAAAGGTGACTTAGTAAAGTTAATTGAAAAAAGCACTGAACTTCAAGATGATATTAGAGAAGATATGGGCTTGTATGATTTTCATCAAATAACTATAACTGCTGATGAAACTGCAAACTCTCTGCAAAAAGGAACTCAAAGACTTTTACTAAAAGCAGGATATAGTAGACCCGTAGTAAAAAGAATAAATGATGAACATAATAATCTAGACCAATGGAAGATATTAATAGCTAGAATGTATAATGAACTAGTTGCTGGACCTAGAATTAGTAAGCACGGTTTTAGCAATTTAGTAGTTATAGAAAAGTTAAATAGTGTAAATAAAGTATTAGGTAAAAGAGGTGTTTATTTACTACCTTCTATGTCTAATAGCCGAAGACTAACTATTAGACTTTTTAATATTAAAAAAACACAAAAAACTAGTTCAAAAGTTGATGATGTAACATTAAACGGATTTGCAAGTGCCTTTAGAGATTATGCCTTTTTAAAATGGAAGGATAGTTTGCCAGACTCCTTAAAAGGAAATACTGCACCAGGAGGACAAGTATTAGAAAACGCGAAAAGAAGTGAATACGGAGCAGCAGCAAGTCAACAGTTTGGAATTAGAACTCCATTTGTTCACGAAGAAGGCAGCGAAGTAGGAACCAGAGTACTAGAAAATATTAGAGACGGATTAGACGAATATCAAGAATCTCCTGATTTTCAACTTGCAGGAGTTTCTGGGGTGTACAATGAAGTAATTGCTAGTTTAATTTCTGAATTAAAATTGACATATGAAGATAAAATGATTCCAACAGAAGATGGTGGAGTAAAATATGCAAGACTTGTTAAAGGTAAAATTGGGGGTGTTAACTTTGCAGGTTCTTCGCCCGGTGATATGAAAAAGATAAAGTCCAGACTATTAGAAATATTAGGAGACTATTTACAAAACAACGCTAAAAAGTTTGGATTCGATGCAGAAACAGGATTAGATTATGAAACTAGTAAACCTATAAGAAGAGTTTTAGCAGAAAACGCTAAAAATAAAATAGTAAAAAATGCAAAGAAAAAGATAAAAAATACAAAAGCTAGAAAAGTTAAAACAAAAACGACTTCAAAAGCTGCAAAAAAAGAAAGTAGGTCACACCCTGTAAAAAGTCCAAAAAGAAAAAAGCCTAAGACAATAACGGCAGCAATAGCAGTAAAAGGAAAAAGCTCAAAAAGAGTAGAAGAAAGAAAACAACAAAAAGCAGCAGGATTAAATAAATTACGCGCACAAATACAAAAAAGATTACCTGCTGAAGTTAGAAGAAATATGGGAAGACCTGAATTAATAAATAGAACAGGCACTTTTTCTAATAGCGCGCAATTAGTGAACTTAAGAAGAACAAAAATGGGCATATCTGGAGAGTATACATATAAGTTAAATCCTTATGCAACTTTTGAGAATTTAGGACAACGAAAATGGCCTACAGGCTATAATCCAAAACCTTTAATCGCAAAAAGCATACGAGAATTAGCTATGCAGTATACTCAAGACAGAATTACTAGCCTAAGGAGAATATAATGGCATCACAATATAGAACAGCAAGACGCAGAATATGTGACGCCTTAGTAAAAAAATTACAATTGATTGATGGGAATCACCCATATAATTCAAATGTATTTAATAATGCTCATTCAGGAATGATATTTTTAGATGAAATACAGGAATACCCGAAAATTTGCGTGGTACCAACAGATGAAACTAGAGAATATCAACCCAATGAGTTTAAGTGGAGGTTTCTTAATCTAGATGTAAGAGTTTATGTCGAAGATCATGAAGACCCACAAGAGGTCTTAGCTCGATTAATGGAAGATATTGAAAGAGTTGTAGACGACAATGATGTTCTGATTTACGATGATACAGTAAGTCCGAACTTAACAACGACTTCCTTAACGATAGAGTCAATAAGTACTGATGAAGGAGTATTAACACCACTCGGAATTGGAGAAATGACACTAACGTGTAGGTACTAAAAGAAATTACAAACTGATAAATATCTAGATTTGTACTTTCAAAGAAAATAATAGGAGAAAGCAATGGCTTTAAATCTATCAAGAAATACCAAAGTATTTGTCAGCTCTGTAAATGGAGTTGGTGCAACTGGCGGAGTAAAAACCTGTCACGTAGCTACTGCGGGTACTGGATATGCTGTAGGCGATATTGTAACTTTCACTGGAGGAGATGGTTCAGGCTTTAAATGCCATGTTCAATCAATTACAGGCGGCGGTGCAACAGGACCAGTAGCAACAATCGGTGTTCCTAATAACTTTAGGGGTGCTGGATACGCTGATGGTAACACCTTAACAGAAGCTGGAGTTCATGCACTTGGAGACCCAAGTTCAGATTTAACTCGTGCTTCTGGATTACAAGTAGAAGTTGACTCTGTTGCAGCATTAGTTACAGCAGATGGTTCAAGAACTGGTACTGGTAAATTCAAAGGAAACGAAGTAGATGCAAACTGTTTTAGACTCGGTGTATTAGACGGATACAGCTTCTCACAGGGAAGTGATTCAACTGATGTTACCATATCAGAAGCAGGTGCTACACCAAATAGGGGTTCAAAAACCTTTAATGACTCGTTACCACCAGCAGAATGGTCTTTTGGTACATATGTACGACCATTTGTTCATGGAGCAAATAGTTTCAGAGTTGCAAATGACCATGACTGTGTTGAAAACATATTATGGGCAGCACTATCAGGTACAGCATTACCTGGAGATGCAGCAGCAACTGGACGTGGCGTAGTAGTAGGAACTACTGCTCAGGGTGGCTCACAATGCAACTTTGAGAAATCAGATGTTCACGAACTTATGAAACTTAATTTGTACTTCGCACTAGAAAATACAACATATAGGCTAAATGATGCCCAGGTTAACCAAGCAGAAATAGACTTTTCTATCGATGGTATTGCACAGATTACATGGTCTGGAAATGCAACAACAATTGACCAAGTAGGAGAAGCAATAGAAGATCCTTCAAAATTTATAATTCAAGGAACTTCAGAAGCAACCCCAACATCAGCAACTACTGATACTAGAGTTGAAACATTTAACTACGTAGATACAACAGGTCCAAGTGACGCTGACTATCTAAGAAACAAACTATCTACACTTTATTTAGATTCTGACTTACAAGGCGGTGGTGCATCCACTCAAGGTCTAGATGATAAAACTTATGATATTAATATCACAGGTGGTTCTTTAACAATAGCTAATAATGTTACTTACGTAACACCAGAAACTATTGGTATTGTAGATAAACCAATTGGCTCATTTACTGGTGCTAGGGTAATTAGTGGTTCTTTAACCATGTACCTTGACACAAAAGCAAATGGTTCAAACCAATTAATGACTGACTTAGCAAACGCTACCGACCTAGTAACAAACGTCTTTGACATGAGACTTTATATGGGTGTTAGTGGTGCTGTTGGTTCAGACAATGATGCTATGGGAAGTGATGATTTCACTGCTCCAGGTGTCGAATTTAATATGCCAAAAGCTCACATACAGGTTCCTGTAATTGAGGTTGGCGACTTGATTTCTGTCTCACTAGACTTTTCCGCACATGGAACAGATCTACTAACTGGAGACGAACTCAAAGTGAAATACTTAGGTAGCACATCACATACTCAATCAGGGTATAAAGATAGTGGTGCTCACGCAGTCGACGCTTAAGTATAATGTCGCATAGTTTTCTCAAGGAGAGTAAGCTATATATAGTTTATGGCGGTAACAAGTATAGAATACATACTACTACCGCCATAACATTTTCTCAATCATTTGCGGAAGATTCGTACCCAGTAAAGACTTTGCACGATCAATCAAAAATGATAGAGGGAACAACAGTAACTAAAGCCAATCCGGCTCAATTTAGTTTCGAAGTACCTTTAACAGTAGAGAAAGACGAGTCTTTAGTCATGGACTTAATAACAGACTTAGTTGCAACAAGTGAATCTGATATAGAAACACAACAACTAAAGTCATTTGATATGTATGTTCAGACAGGAAGCAGTACTTTTAAAACAGCAGGCTGTGTTATAACAGCAGCTAATTTTTCTTTCAATCCGAGAGAACAATTTAAAGTAAGCATAGAGGGACAAGGAACAAAACTAAGTAGAGTAGGGAACGAAAGTTACTCCATACCTGGAAGCACTCAATCTGAGTCTTCCTCAAGAACTCCACTTTTAACTTATCCAGAAGTAACAATTGATAGTTTAGATATGTCAAGTATTTTAAGTATAACACTTCAAATACAAAATGATATTAATTGGACACCTTTTGAAACTTTGCAAGATAGTTTATCTGTTACAGACTCAAGTAATGCTATGTTTCCAAGTGCATATACGGTAGAGAAAAGAATTGTTTCGGGAGCAATTAATCAATACCAAACTGATAATAATATAACACAATTTGATGATTTTAATACTAACTGTAATATAAATATTTTTGCGAAAAAAACAGATGGAAGTACATTCTGGCAAGTTCAACTTAACCCAGCTATGTATACAGCTAGAATGCAACCTGCAGGAGCTTATACTCAATCTTATGATTTTCGCTCAACAGATAACACAGCATTAGGAACTAGAATCACAACATATTCATAGGAGAATATAAAACATGGAACTAAAAAGCTTATTAGTGGATAGTAAAACCACTTGGGTTGAGTTTCCAGGACTTGACGGATTTGAAGTCGAGTTAGCAAACTTATCCCGAAAAGAACTTGTAGCATTAAGAAAAAGATGTGTACAAAATAAATTTAATAGAAAAACTAGAGCATTTGAAGAAACTTTAGATGAGGTAAAATTTGTAAAAGAATTTGCAGAATCAACAGTTAAAGGTTGGAAAGGATTAAAGCTTTCTTATTTAGAAGATTTATTACTCGTTGATTTAAAGGGGCAAGACCCAGATAATGAGTTAGATTGGACACAAGAAAATGCTGAACAATTAGTAGAAAATTCAACTGAGTTTGATAACTGGCTCAATGAGGTAGTCTTTGACCTGGATAACTTTCGTACTAAAAAAGAAAAAATTACTACTGGAGAGACTGGAAGTATTTCTTAAGAATGATGCAGTAGGCATGACAAAAGACCAATACTTACGTATGGTCGAACAAACAGGAGAAGAAATAGACTGGGAAAGATGCCCTCCTGAATTAAATGATTTTCCAGACAGTATACATACAGCAGTAGAAATATATACATCTTTAACTGATAGAGTTTATGGAGATGTAGGATATACTGGAAAAGATTTTACAAATTTAAAATTTTTATACAAACTCTATTATATAACAGAAAAATCTGAACAAGATTGGATATTCGAAATTTTATTATTTCTTGATAAACGAGAAGTAAAAGAAAGTCAGCGACAAATAAAATCGCAAATGGACAAAGCAAAAAGAAAATAAAGTATGGCAAAAGACCAAGTATTAATTGAATTACAGATTATCCAAAAAGGGGATAAACTTTCTGTGGTTGCAAAAGACACAGAAAAATTATCAAAAGCCCAGGATAAACAAGCTAAATCTTCTAAAAAAGTAGCTAAAAATAGTGAAGAAGTAATCAAAGGTCAAAAAGGTGTACACCAAACAGGCTTGTCATCTGCTAAAGGTTTTTCTAAAATGAATCAAATGCTAAACGGAGGAGGGGGCTCTTCCGGATTAGTAGCAGCTTACGCAACGTTAGCTGCTAACGTCTTTGCAGCAACAGCTGCTTTCAACGCTTTTAGACAAGCAGCCGCCTTCCAACAACTAGGAGAAGGTTTTACTTTTATGGCTAACCAAGCGGGTATAACTATGAGCTTGGTAGTTGATAGATTAAAAGAAGTAACAGATGGAGCCTTGTCAACAGAAGAAGCCTTACAAGGAGCTTCATTAGCCGTATCCTCAGGATTTCCTATAGATAAACTCGAAACTTTAGCAAAAGTAGCTAGAGGAGCTTCTTTAGCTTTAGGCAGAAATTTAAATGATGCATTTGATAGATTAACAAGAGGTGCAATTAAACTAGAGCCTGAGATTCTTGACGAATTAGGTATTATGGTAAGGCTTGATGATGCTACTGCAAAATATGCAGCAACTTTAAATAAAACAGCAGGCGACTTAACTCAATTTGAAAGACAAACAGCTTTTTTAAATGCTATCAATGAACAAGGTATTAAAAAGTATGGAGAATTGGCAGACGCTGTTGATGTAAATCCTTTTGACCAATTAGCAGCTTCTTTTGGGGATTTAACAAAAGAATTTTTAAGTTTAATAAATGTTGCCCTAATTCCTATAATAGGATTCTTCTCAGAAAGCAGAGCAGGATTAATAGGTATTACTACTCTATTTGCTAGTACTATTGTAACGACTATGGTACCTGCTCTAGGACAAATGGTAGAAAGAGCAAAAGCAGCAGCAGCAGCTCAAGTAGTTCTTGCAAAGCAAGTAAAAGCAGGTACAAATACACAAGTTGTAAATGCAGCAAAAATAATAGCAACTGAAGGAAAACAAACAAAAACAATAAAAGATTTGCAAAAAGCAATAGCAGCACGTAATGGAATAAAAATACAGGCTGCAAAAACAGAAAAGAATTTACTGGCTCAGTTAGCTAGAGCCGAAGCTGCAAAAGCCAAATTAGATAAGAAAAATGATGCTTCACGTTTTGCAGCTAAAGAAGCCAGAATAGCACAGATTAATCGAGAGATAGCAGCAACTAAAGTACTAGCAGGAGCAGAAGCCGCCCAACTAACAGCAGGACTAGCATTAGATAAAGCAAGGGTTATATCAAAAACTTCAATGGTAGTAGCAAAAAATATGGAAGTAATTTCTTCTGTAGGTATGGTTGACGGATTTAAACAAGCGATTAAAAGTATGGGCTTACTTAGAAAAATGCTATTTGGAACAGGATTTGCAGCTAAAAAGGCAGCAGCTTCAATGTCTTTCTTTACTAGAGCTATGGTACTTGGAGGAGGTGCTGCCAAACTTCTTGGAGCAGCATTATTAACAGCATTACCATGGTTAGCGGCACTTACAGTTGCAGGCGCAGCTATCTTTATGATATTTAAAAAATTAAGACCAGAAACAGATTTAAACTCCAAAGGGTTAGAGATGCTGGGCAAAACTACAGACACTCTTAAAGAAAAATTTGACCAACTAAATAAATCAGTTGCTAACTTAGATTTTGGTGGGACAAGAATTAGGCAGTATAGACAAACAGCAGGAGTTTTTCAAGAAATAGCAAGTGGTGTAAACCAAGTACTAAGCGAAATAAATATAGCAGATAAGAAATTAGAAGAAATAGGCCCAAGACAAAAAGTAACTAATGATATTTATAGTTTACCTATGGGCGAAAGAAAACCTGCTAGAGATAAAATAAAAGATCAACAGAGAAATTTTGATAGTGCTTCACGAGTAGCTGCAGGTTTAAGAAAAGAAGGATTATCAGCAGCAAAAACGTCAATAGAAAATATAGTAAAAGATACAAGTATAGCTAGTGAGCTGGCAAGTAAAAAACTTAGAAACGCTTTCAATGTAGAAACCAATACAGAATTATTAACTAAACTAGAAGAACTAACTGGTGATGAAGGTTTTGAAACACTTAGAGATAACATTAATAAAGTAAATACTGAAACAGAAAAAACTTCTACTTCTATAATAAATATGGAAAGAGCTATAGGTGAAGCAGAAGAAACTTTTTCACAGTTTTTACAAAAAGCAGCAAAAACAACTCCTTTTGATAATGTAGTAAAAACTTTTCAAAATTTAGGAAAAGAATTAGAAACAATTAAAGCAGACCCAGACGCTGGTATAGAAGTTATTAACAAACTATTTTCAGAAAGTGGTGAGCAAATGAAAGCTTTTGGAGTAACAGCGACAAATGCAGCTACAAGAATTCCGATTTTAACAAAACAATTTGAAGATTTACAGAGTAAATCTAAAACTTTACAAGACTCATTAAAAAAAGTAAGTGCTGAAGCTTCTTCTTTAGGGGCATTTAAAAATATATCAGCAGAATCAATGGAAGCATTTTTAAATAAACAACAAGAAGCTATAACAGTACAACAAACTTTTAATGATAAGCAGAGAGAGTTTTACGCTAGTGATGATATGAAAGATACCGAAGCTGGAAAAGCAATGATAGAACAACTAAATGCAAGTGATGCAGCTTTACAAGCACAATTAAAAACATCGCGAGAAATAAGCGCAGAGGGAGAGATAACAAGATTAAAGGTTGAAGAAAAAATAACTTCAGCACTCAATAAACAAGCTAAAGCTTTAGTTAGTCAAGCAAAATCACAAGCTCAAATAGGTAATTTAATGTCCGGAAGAGGAAGTGAGTTAACAGATGCACAAGCATTTTCATTTAAGATAAGTGCAGCTCAAGCAGAATTAACAGCGGCTGAAGATACCAGAGATGCAAGAACAGAGATGTTTGATGCTGAAAAAGAATTAATGCTTGCAAGAGCTCAAGCAGACCTTGATAAAAAATTAATATCACAAACAACATACAATAATATTGAAAGTGCTATAAACAGAAATAACGAAGCACAAAAAAATGCAAATGATGCTGATGTTAATGCAAAAACCGCTGCTCTTAACTTACTAAAACTTCAAGGTCTAGAAAGCACAGATATGTATACGGCTGCAATAACTATGTTTGAAAAGTTAGGTGGAGGAACAGACAACTTTGGAGCAAAACTTCAAATTATAAACACACAAATGGCTCCTTTCTTAGAAAATCTAAGAGCTTTAGGTCCGGAAGGAGAAGCAATGGCCGGAGCACAGCAGTCTTTCTTAAATTTAGCTATGGCCGTATCCGATTTTAGCAATAGAATAAAAGAACTTAGTGAACAATTTACAAAAACATTTGAAAATAATGAAAAAATGGGAGATTTTTTAGATAAGATAGGATTAAGTCCAGAAAAATTTGCCAAGACAATTGCAGCTATGGAAATTATGAGCAGTGTTCTTGGTTCAATGATGGCAAATCTAAAAGCGCAAACAGCTCAACAGGTAGCAGCAGTTGATAGACAAATAGAAGCAGAAAAAAGAGCAGACGGAAGTTCAGCAGCTTCATTAGCTAAAATAGCTGCCATGGATAAAAAGAAAGAAGCTATAGAAAGAAAAGCATTTGAAAGAAATAAAAAATTACAAGTAGCACAAACAGTTATAAATACTGCAACAGCAGCTATGATGGCATTTGGCATGTTCGGCCCTATAGTAGGTGGAATACTTGCTGCTATGATAATGAGTGTTGGTAAGAAACAAATAGACATAATAAAAGCTACTCAGTTTGATGGAGGTGGTCAAGCACCTACTATGTCAGAAATTAAAGTTGGAAAACGAGATAATAAAGTTGATGTAAGTAGAGGTGCAAGCGCAGGAGAAACTGCATTTTTAAGAGGCAATATGGGAGTAGGCAGTAATGCAAACAATTTTACTCCTGGAGGAGCTTCAGGAATGAAAAGAGGATACGCATCAGGCGGAGACATATTAGTAGGAGAAAGAGGCCCAGAAGTAATACGACCTACCACAGAAGGATATAATGTTGTTCCCAACAGTGAACTTAATAATGGTACATCAAATGTAAACTTCACAATTAATGCTGTAGATGCAGCAGGGGTACAAGAAGTTTTATTACAACAAAGAGGAAATATAATCGGAATGATACGAGAAGCAGCACATGAGCATGGAGAAGAGTTCATGGAACCAATTAATACAGAGGCATACTAATGGCAGCATATACAAGTTTTTTAAATATACTACCTGATCCAAATAATAAAATTGGAGACGGGGGTCAAGCACTTGGTTCAGGAACAGCAGGGCCGGGTTTCGCATCAGTGCAAATAGAATCTACTAGTCCTACTCAAGTATCAACTACTAATAGTGGAAGAATGATTACTCGCTCTATGGCGGGGCATAAATTTGACATAAAAATTACTTATAATCCTATGACGCGTGATCAATTCGAACCAGTTTATAGTTTTTTACTACAACAAAAAGGAAGATTAAAACCTTTTTTCGTGCAATTACCAAATCAGTTTACTTCAAGAAACTCAGCATTTGCTACTTATACTGCAAGTAATACACCTACTTCAAGTGGAGCTCATACACAAGGTACTGAGTATATGCTGCAAGCAGGGCATTCTTCAACACAAACAACAAGTCCTAAACCAGGTGACATGTTCACTATAGCAGACACAAATGATAGTTTGCATACTAAAGCTTATAGAGTTACTCGAGTTATGACTAATGCTGATTATCATTCAGGATTACATTCTCAACCTTCAAGCTCTCAAAGAATTGTATATTTCACCCCTTCTTTACAGCGTGCTGTAGCTACCGGTCAAAATATAGATTACCACCAACCACTATTTCGTGTGATACTTAAAAATGATGTCCAATCGTATAGTCTAGGTACAAATAATTTATATTCCTTTTCATTAGACTTACAAGAAGCACAGGCGTAATATGGCAGAGCGAGAACTATCCTTAGATTTAAAGAAACTACTTGTAAATAACGAGCCGTTTGCCTATGCTCATTTGGTTAAGTATGAAAGACCAAGTGCAGCTTTGCCAGATGGTTCTTTTAGTACTGATGCAAAAAGGTATGCATACTATACTGATGCAGCACATAATATAAACTTTAACGATTCTAGTTTAGATACTGATGGAAATGCAAATGGTACTCAAACTTACATTGCAAATAAAATACTAAACGTAGGAACGTATTCAGAAACTGTAGAAGCAAAAGCATCAGGAATGACAATAACTTTAGCTGCAGAAAGTTTACATAATTCAGTAACTTCTAATGCAATTACTATGACTTCTACCACAATTACTGTACCAGCACACATAGATTTAGCAGATGAAGGATTTAGAGAAGGCGATAAAATACTTATAAGTGGTGGCTCAAACAATAATCAAGAAGTAAGAATCACAGGAATCAAAACAAATAATACTGTACTCACAGTAGCAAATATTGATAGCACACTTGGAACACAATCAAGTGGTACATCAATCACACTCAAAATAATTTCAGAAGAACTTAAAGGGCCACTACAACAAATAGGGCATACAGAAAGTTTAAAAGCATATCATAATAGAGAAGTATTTGTATACAAAGCATTCTTAGACCCAGATACTTCTGCAATTAAAGGAACGCCCGTACTTATATTTAAGGGTATAATACAGGGAACAGATCTAAACGAAAACCCACAGGGACAACTCACAGTAAATTGGTCATTGACTAGTCATTGGGGAGACTTTGCTCAGGTAAAAGGAAGAATATCAAACGATAAAATACACAGAGCTGTAGATGCTCAAAACAGAGGACAACCAGAAGCAGCACTAAAACCTGAATATGCAAATGACTTAGGTTTCATGCACTCAGAACAAACAACTAATATCTTAGCTACTTATACTGCAATCGAACAGGAAATGAGAATAAAGGTTAAGAAATCCTGGGGTGGATTTAAAACTAAAGTAAAAACTTGGATGGAAGACGTCGAAGTACAGAGAGAAGTTAATTTAGATTTTTCACTCAATGCTCATTTTATACCAGTTATATACGGTATTGATAGAGTACAAGGCAAACCTATATTTGTAGATACTAAATCAAATGACCCAAATAATATTTTTATCGCATACTCATTATGCGAAGGACAAATAGGTGGACTATACGATTTATATATTGATGGCAATCCTTTAATATGTATTAATAAAGAAGATTCAGATGACAGAAACGATAGTACTGGAGCATCAAAAGAAAATGTTCAAGTATTTTGTAGAGGCAGACAAGATTTAGGAAACACACTTGGTGGTATAAAAATGTCAGGCCATGGTGTTACAGGCTCTACAAGAGCTACATATCAACCAAAAAGATCAATGAGAGGTTATGGAAATACAGGCTATGAGCCGATGGAAGACTCTATCGATATAAATGATATCGAATATAATACTATAAATAAATCTTTATTAAGTGTAACCGCTACAGATGCAAATGGTGGAGGTGTTTTACATGAAGAAAGTATAACTCTTTCTCAACCAAATACTATGTCCTTAACACTACATACAGGAAAACCAGACCAAAAAGCAAATGATACTTTAACTTCGATAGCAGTATCTCCTAAGTTTAAAAGACAACAAGATTATTTTGATGCAGCAGATTCAGGAGCAGAATATTGGAGTCCAAATCACAGATTATTAGACACAGCATATGTTGTATTAGACTGTGAAATAGCAGACGATGCAACAACTGTTCCAGAAATAGAATATGTAGTAAGAGGAAAATTAATTGATTGTTACAACTATGACTATAGTTATGACCATGCAGGAACAGGTGGAGAATCACACACAAACTTTAATGTAGGCGACCAAGTAACTTTAAAAAGAACAAGCGATAATTCTACTCTTAATGCAAATGTAACTATTATTGACAAATGGTCTTTTGCAGATGAAAGTGGCGTTTTAAGATATAGATTTAGATATAGTGATGCTCCAGATTTAAACTACTCAGATGGTATACCAGGAATAACAGCTTTCTATCATACAGATGGAACTAACAACTGGCACATGGTTACATACAATCACATAATAGAATCAGGCACTGTGCCAGCAACTCTTTCAGTAAGCACTACAGTTACAGCAAATAATAACTCAGCTTTAACAGCTGCTACTGGGGGTAATCCTAATTGGTTAACTTCTGATGAGCCTTTTAAGCCGGGTGGTTTATTTAACTTTTTTGTATTTGAAAATGAAACATTAACATATGCTTTCAAACCAATACCTTTTGCACTTAGTGGAACAACTTTAACAGCAACAGGCTCAAATGCTACAGGAGCAACTGGTGGAACACAAACTGTCGTAGCAGCAGATAAAATCAAACTAGCAACAAGTGCGAACAATTCAACAGATGGATTTTATAATGATTATAAGATAGAACTAACAAAAACTGTTACTATAAGTGGTGTAAAATCCGCACAAAAAGTAGTAAGAACTATAGGCGATTATCAAGCAGCAGAACGAGTAGCTACAGTTACTGAAACATGGCCAGAGGGAATGTTTCCAGATCCTGATGATGTAATGCAAGAATCTGGAGCAGTATATACTTACAGATTACTACCAAAATTCTCAACAGATGATAGAAGAGTAAGCATCAACCCAGCTATACAATTACTAGACTATATGACTGCAAAAACTTATGGAAAAGGATTAGATATAGATAAAGACATAGCATTGTCAGACTTTTTGTTATCGGCAAGAACTTGTGACGATAGAGGAACTCAAACACTAGCAGGAGCAAAAACAGCTTCTGTAGGAGAAAGATATGTACTCACCTCAGACGGCACAACTAGTGGTAGTGTTGTCGCCATGGGTAGAGTAAAATCTGTCGGAGATTTTTCTGATACAAATGGAACTGACCATACAGTAATGGAAGAATGTTTTGGAAAATTTTCAAAACGCTTCATGCGAAATACGCACAGCTATAGTGTAGGAGATATTGTACATGGTACAGCAGGAGGCTATTATAGAGTTACTAGCGCTGGAACAAAATCAACAGCGCCGACTGGAACAAACCCGACAGGATTTACAGGCCCACTAACAAGTATACCTTTATATAAAATAAGTGGAGGCACAATATCAAGTACTACTTTCAATGTAGGATTAAATACAGATTTTGGATATCAAAATTATGTTACAGAATATAATCCTGCTACTAAAGGATATGATACAGGTTATAGTATATATGATGCAGATAATATTCAATATTGGAGATACTTAGGTTGGGATTCTCCTCATCAAAGAAATGTTACTAGGCACCAAACGGTAGGTACAGTTGATACTTCTAAATCAGTATTTGAGAATATTAATGGATTTTTGCTTAACTTTAATGGTTTATTATCATATGAAGCTGGACAATACGCACTAAGAGTAGAAACAACATCTACTGCAATCACTTCTCAAATAGCAACTTCTAGTGACACAGGATATACTGTGGGAGCAGAAAAGAATGCAAGATATTTAAATGAAGCAGACTTAATAGGTACTTTAAGTATAAAAGATGCTGGGCCTAAGAAAGCTTTTAACACAATACAAGCCTCCATAGAAGACCCAGGCAATCAATTTAAAGCAACAGCTGTAAGTTTTTATGACTCAAACTACTTAAGAGCAGACAAAAATGTTATAAAGTCAGGAAACATGAGCCAGCCTGCTGTAAGTAATTATTTTAATGCTCGTATTAATGCAGAAAATTATCTAAGAAAATCTAGATTTGGAATGAGTATTAGTTTTCGAATGGGTCCAAAAGCTTTACTACTTTTACCAGGAGAAACAATTGCATTAGACTATCCTAAGTTTTGGGATACTCCTAAAAAATTCAGAGTAACAAATATAAACTTTAATAAAGACTGTACAGCAAGTATTACAGCATCAGAGTATGATGATAGTTTCTATACTATTACAGCTCCCTCGCTTCCAAGTGTAAGTGGTAATGACCAAAGACAAGGATTACAAGCCTCACCAGGAGTGCCAAGTGGATTAACAGCAACAGCAGGTGCTATAGGTACTATCGCATTAGCTTGGACAAACAATACTACATTTACTGATAATATGTTTACAGAAGTATGGGTTAATACTTCAAACAGTACAGGAAGCAGAACTCTATTAACAAAAACTGATGGAGCAACTGCAGTATTTACTCATGCAGTCGGAGAAGATAATGCTACAAGATATTATTGGATTAGACATGGTAAAAGAGTTGTATTAAACTCTGGTGGACAAAATAAAATAAAAACACTATACTCTAACTTTGTAACTGGTTCACCAGTAACAAATGCTACTACAATTATACCTGCAAGTTTTTATGGCGTAACACTCAGCTCTAACTTTGGAGCATTTAAATTTAGTGCAGATGGCAATACACAAACTCCTACATCAGTTACAATAACAGCTGATAAACAAAATTTAACAGGAACAAGTACTACTTTTACAGCAACAAACAGTTCTGGAGCAAGCGTAACACTTACGGGCT